TGCTTGGGCTGGGATTGTGAGCGTCACCGCCGCCGCATTTGACAGCGTGACGGTTTTCCCAGCATCAACTAGCACCGCCGTGTACGTCGTACCAGTCTGCGGGTTTTGGGTGGGTGCCCCAATCATCGCATTCAGATTGGCAGCCGTTAGAACCTCAGCGGCAACAAATGGATATGGCATTGTGAACTCCTTCTTTAATACGCTAGTCTATCAACATTTAGGACACCGAACAAACTATCGTCCAAAACAAACCCAAGGCTAGTCTCAGACAGGTCAAACACCATCTTGTGATTACTGGGCGAAACCGAATGTTCGATAGCGTCCACGGTCAAAAACTGGTTTATAGCGTCACCCACCCGATTAGGAGTGAAAATCACCTGAACCACATCACCCAACTCAAGACCAATCACTTCTTGAACCTGTGAGGAACTCAAATCTTTAACTTCTACACTTATCGTGTCAATCCGCAACGAAGGCTGAGCGTAACGCCCCACAATAAGGTTCCCTAATGCCTCCACTGACACGTCATTGTCTAAAAGAATATCACGAATTTGGTACTCAATAATCCCGTACTCCGCAATAGAAACCGCATCCTCAACAGTCACGGCAGTCTGACCAATTCTGTTAATAACTACCCGGTTACGCAAAGACTCAACCCCGTAATCAATTGCGATAAACGAAAACGGAACCCCCGTACCCACATCATCGAAAGTCACCCCACTGAAAACCTGAGAAGATGACCTATCTTCAAAATGAAGAATCCCTGCCCCGTCAACAAAAACTGCTCCAGACTCAGCCTTTTCAATTTTTTGCAAATACCCTAAAGTGTTTTCACCATCAACCGCAGTAGTCTGAGCAGCCAAAGTAACCTGCCCCGCATCAATAACCCTCCGACTTGCAGGCCACGAAACCTCCGCAAGGTTCAAGATTCTTTCCACACGTTCCCCAGACAATTCTTCAGGAACACTCAAGGATGCAATTTTTGTGGACGCTAAAGAAGAAAAACCATCTGCGGCCTTCAACGTGGTTATCGAATCACTGTTCACAGAGTAAGAAAAATCCCAATCCTCTACGGAACCCGTAAACACAACCACATTATTCACAAAAACCTGAATTTGCTTACGAGGTTTAATGGAAGGCCAGTAAGGGGAACCCGTACCCGGAACGCGGTAGGTCAGGTTACTGATTGAATCGTTTGCCGTACCAGCCCACGTTGTAGTTGGGGAAAGAATCGAACCGTCAGCAGTAGTCCCATCAAAATACGGTAACAGTTGGCTTCCAGTTTCAGCAAGAACCCCGTCTAAATAAAATACGCTAAAAGGCGCAGCACCCGCAACAAGATACTCAGTCGTAGTGAAAACACCCACAAGAACATCAGCGGTAGCCGCCCCCGTCGTAATCGAACTCGAAACTCGAACCCATGACGCTAACCCTGTGGAAGATGACAACGACCCGCTGACGCTGTTAGTCGTATCTTGTGTCCCCATTTTTACGGATGAACCTGCCTGAACGTATACCCAACCCGAAATTGTGTACCTTGTGTCGGCAGTTAAACCACTAACAGTTGTAAAAATACCTTGATTAGCGAATCGTGTTTGCAACTCCACCGAAGAAGAAGCGGAACCGTAAAGATTCTGTACGGATGATTGACTGATCACAGGAACAACCCACGTCAAAGTGGAAGCAGATAAATCAGTCGTACCATTCCACGCTAAGGAAGCGTCATTCAAAGAAGCGTCCTTGCCAGACCCATCAAAATACGGGTTAAGAATTGAAGTTTCCTCCACAAGAATAGCGTCTACATAAAACTTAGCACCCGGCTCAGGAGCCAAAGAATTAGCGCCTAACTCGCCCAACGTCTCATCATCCAAAGTAAAGAATGATGTGCCCACCTCAGAGCCGTTAAAAGCAATCAGCACGGCGTTCTCGTTACCCTCCGCGAGAGTGAAATCCGTGTCGTCAAGTTCATTCGTGTCAAGCGTGAAAAAGGTAGTCGCACCAGTAGTTATAGTTGAATCCAGACGGCTCCACGCCCCTGTCGTAGCAGAAGAAGAAGTAGACCCGCTCACAGAAGCCGAAACATCCCTAGTTTTTAGAACCGCCGTAGACCCAACATCCCCATACACATACGCACTAATACGGTACGTTGTGGACGGAGAAAGATTAGGTAAAAGGTAAGACAAACCCTCAGTCGTAGAACTGGCAGAACACTCCACATAAGCAGCGTTAGACCCTACATAAGCCTGAACAGACGACAGTGAAACCGCCGCACCCGAAGTAGTCAAATCAGTAGCACCAACACCCCACCCCGAAAGACTCGCCTCAAAAGAAGGATTCGTCATCAAGTTGAAACGTTGAGTTTGACCCCCAGTAAAGTAAGACGAACCCGTAGACCAATTAGCAAGATCCAACTCAAACGAAGGATTAGGAACAACGTTTTGCCTAGTGCCCTCAGCAAGAGCATTACTTGGATCGTAATCACGATCATTATTCGACAACACCACATCGGCTGAACCCGCCTGAAACTCATCTAACTGCCACGACCTACCCCGACGGATCTTTATGGAACGAACATCAGGGGTTACATCAACAAAAACGTCGCCAGCCAAAGTATAGGTAGCGTTATCCAACTCCCCACGAATCGGATCATTTAGCGTAAAAAAGTCCCCTTGACCTTGAGCCGCTAAATCAAAAGCAATTTTTACGGTCGTATTTGGGATCATCTTGTGCTAATCGGTATTGGCCCATTGCGACGCTCATACTGTTTTAATGTGTCAACAATAATCCGTCCCATGTTTTGACCATCCGAACCCATACCAGCCTCAATGTTTATGTTGTACGTTGAAGTATTCCCAAAAGCCCCAGACATCCCAGCCACCGAACCCCCCATCAAAGCAGAACTCCCCATCATCGGGTAACCAACACCCGGCAACTCAGGAGTAGCAGCAGCAGACATATCGAAAGCCGCACCCTCAATCGCTTTTATTCCCTGCTCCATACCAATAACCAGACCCATAGCGATCTGCTCACCAATAGTCATCATCACTTTGGAAGGAGAACTAATTTTGAACATGTCCCTGAATTCATCCTTGACAGCCCTAGCCATTCTTCTAGCCTCAGCAATCAACTTAGGATACTTTTTAGCAAAACCAGCCAACAAACCGTTAATAATTTCTACACCAAGAGGAACCATCTCTGACGGAATACCAGTTGTAGGGTCACTCAAATCAGAAAAAAGTTTATTGACAGCCTTAGCGTTTTCATTCAACTTATCGTTAACGTCCTTCTGATTAGCCACCAAAAGATCGCCAGCCGTTTTGTAGTTTTGCTCAGCCGTAAGCAGTTCAGCCTCACGATCAAGACGCAACTGCTGACTATGTGCTTGAGCGGCAGCCAACTCAGTTTCACGCGCAGCCTGAGAAATGTTCAAAGCATTCTGAGCCTGCTGAGCGGCAGTACGCAAAGGAGCAACAATGGCCTCCTGCTGAGCAATACCAATATCAAAATACTGTTGAGAAGCAGTTGTTTGAAAATCAGAAGTTAAAGCAGCCAACTCAGCCTGAGCCGCGTTAATAGCAGAAATATCCACGCCAGAACCCTGAGCAAGATTCGCAACAACCAATCCAGAAGAATCAACACCAGCAGCAATAAAATCTTGAACAAGAGATGGGTCTAAACCGCGAGCAAGCAAAGATTTAATGTTAGTAGTGAACTCACGAACACTTTTTACGCGATCCTGTAAAGATTGAGTGAAAGATAAACCTTCATCAACCTTAAAATTATTTGCAAATGCACGGAAACCATCACTAAGACTACTCAAAAAACCTTCACGTTCAGAAACAAGTTTATCCAAAACCGCATTTTCACGCTCGTAAGCGGCATTAGCAGCAGCAAGGGCTTTCTCTAAAACCGGAATAATCCCATCAAACCGATCCCCAATTTCCTTCAAAGATTTAGCGGCAGCCTCGTCCAACAAATTAAATTTCTCGTTAATACCAGAAGTAATAACCCCGTAATCCTCTGAAAGTTTAGTCATAGCCTCCTGAATCCTTTTTCTGTCATTCAACAAATCAATAGCATGTTGAGTTAAAGAATCAAGTTCACCTTGAATGTTGTTCATTGCTACACGGTTAGCCTTAGCGGTTTTTTTACCAACCATTTCAACGTCCAACAATGGACTGTAAAGATCCTGCAAATTTTGGCTTAACGCATCGTACTGAGAAATAATCCCACCAATGTTGGAATCCTCCCCAAAAGCCGCCTCCAACTTAGACATTTCCCCGAACTTAACTTCAGTCCCATCCACTATGTCCCTAAAAAACATGAAAGCAGCAGACGCTTTTTTGAAAGCGTCAAGAACAAGATCCAACTTTTTTTTCAACTCAGCAAGAGGATCCTTTTTATCTTTCCCACCTCCTCCACCTCCGGGTGGATCTGGATCTGGGTCTTTCTTGCCTCCCCCTCCCAATGGTGTAACACGCTTTGGCCCCTCAGCACCCAGAAAATCATTGTCACGCGAAGGAACACTAGGAGCATCAAAATTAGAAAACTTGAACTCACCAACTTCAGAAATAATATCGTCACCGGGTAACTTATTAACAATGCCAATCAAAAAATTTACAGCGTTAATAACATTATTTATGGCGTTCTCAATAAACCCAACCACGTTAGCCATAGCATTTTTTACTATTGAACCAATGTTGGAAAAAGCATCAGCCATTGCTTTCCCAACTCTCTTAAACAAAGCACCAACAGGGCCTAACTTGTCCAAAACAAATTTGAGTGCGGCACCCACAGCATTCCACTTTGCGATAAAAGATTTTTTAAGCAAAACTACAATAATTTCAATTATTTTGTAAAGAATCTTCCAGTATTGAATTAAAACTCGAACTGCATTAGCCAGAACCTTGTAATAAGTAATAATGGCCTCAACAACAGGTACTAAAAATTTACTGAGAACATTTGCAATCGTGTCAAAAATACTACTAAGATCAATACTTTTATTACGAAGATTATTTACGGTATCTGAAGTTTTTGTAAAAGCAGGAAGAATGTCATTCATAATAACTAAAACAATGTTCTTAAAAGTAAGAACAAGTTTGTCTACTGCGTCCCTCAACGGTTTAGATCGGTCATAAGTTATTTTGAATGCAGCCGCTAAAAGTGCGAGAGCCGCAATAATGGCGGCGGCAACAAGAATGTAGGGATTAGCCAAAACCGCTGAGTTGAAAAGCATTTGTTTGATTCGTGCTGTCTCAATAGCACTCGTTATTTTTTGCAAATAGCCGGGAATTGCTTTATACAAAAGATAAGTTTGGTAACCCAAATACCCAGCGACAGTAAACGCAACAATAGCAGGAACCAAAGGAAGAATAGCGGCAAGAACTTTGTGAACAACAGAAACTATTGAATTAAATTTAACAATAAGATCATTAACCTTATCCGCTATTGGCTGCAACCCCTCCCCCGACTTCGCCATTTCAACCATTCTGTTTAAGAATCTGACAACCGGCGCTAAAAGGTACTGGAAACTCGTAGCCAAGTTTCCTAAAACGCTAGAAAAAGCCCCACCCTCGCGCAGGGATAAACTGAAAGCCTTGAGCAAATCGTAAGCCCCTTTAATTAGGGGGCCAAGACCAGCAAGAAGCACCTTACCAATTTCGATCTGAATATCGTTTATTATTCTTGCGAAAGAACGCAAAACTTTACCCGCAGAATTCATGGCACCTTCATAAGTACCTGCCACTTTCCCGCCCTCTTTAAGTATCAGGTTGGTAATGGCTTGCTGTTTTTCAGTAGTTGACAGTGTTCCAGCGGTTTTACCTATTTCTTTTGCGTAATCAGCATAACCCTCACTTGCCATTGTGCTAATACCAGCCGATTTAAGTAACATGGAGTTACCAGTAATAATTGCTTGAGTCAAAGTTTGTGTTGTTTGGGTAGAGTTTTGACCAGAAATAACCGCAAGATCCTGAGCAACACGAGCAACCTTAGAAGCAGAAGCCAAATCCAAATTGTTTTGAGCGAACTCAATAGCAATCTGTTGGGAAGCACCTAACTCAATACCCATGTCACGAATAGAAGTAGTTGCCTCTCCAAGAGCAGTCGCACCATAACCCGTAGACTTACCAATAGCCACCATAGCAATATCAAGTTCCTCGCTACGGGCAGCGGCATCAAAAGAACCCTTAGCAAAATTCTTTAGAGTTGAAGTCATGTTTTTGAAAGCACCAAAAGTGGCTATACCTAAAGCCGTACCAATAGCGTTTTTAAGTACAGTGAAACCCTTACTAGCCTTCTCCGCAGAATCACCCATATTTCTTGCAGAATTACCCATATTATTTTGAGAAGAAATAAGACTAGGTAACGACTTTGCAAACGCATTAGTGGCCGCAGTAGCAGCCTGAAGCGACTTAATGTACTGAGAGGTGTCGGCAATATATTTAGCCTCAACAGTTACAACAGACACACCGACACCTCCTTACTACTTCCGACGTTTTGACGCTTTTTCCTGTTCGTATGCCCGTAACTCCCACAACGCCGACCACTCCGTCAATTCGGTTGAAGTGATCGGCCTGTAAGAAGATGAGCCATAAAGCAACTCACCAACCGTGCGACCAAGTTTTTCTGCTAACTCAAACAAAAACCTACGATGAGGTTTCTTCAGGAAACGTGACCTTAGCGTTATCTGTCGCTTTCCCATCCATCGCAGACAAGCGCATCCCAACCGTAGCCAAACGGTCAATTGCTGAAGCACTCTTTTCCATCAAAGAAACAAAATCGGACTCAGAAAAAATCCTTTCACCTGTTTCAGGATCGTAAGTTGAAGCAATAACAGTTTCGGCATACATAGAACCGATACTAATTTTTCCGTCATCCCCGGCTGCCGCTGTCTCCAAAATCCGTGAACGATCAGCACCGTTCATTCCTCGAACTTCAACAGTGACACCCCATTCTGGGACTTCAACCATTTCCGACTCAATATCTTCCGCAGCCAAAATCTTTTCGCGTAAGGACACTT